GGAACTTTGATGTTGTTTCAACAAACATCAGCACCAACTGGATGGACAAAACAAACTACACATAATGATAAAACATTAAGAGTTGTATCAGGATCTGCAAGTTTTGGTGGTTCTACTGCTTTTACTAGTGTCTTTACTTCTAGAACTCCTGCAGGTACTGTTGCTAATACTACACTTTCAGCATCTCAACTGGGCAATCACACTCACTATTATGTTGCTCCATCATCATATAATATAAAAGGATATTATAGCTCAAGTTATAAATCCGGAGATGGGATAGTAATTCCTTCTGGAGTTGGTGCTAATACTGGAGGAATTGATCAAGGTTCTGGTAGTGCTCACAATCACGGATTTACTGCGACTGCAATGGATTTTGCCGTTCAATATGTAGATTTGATTATTGCATCCAAAACCTAATTGTGCTATAATATTCATATTATTATCTTTAACTATGACTAAAATGAAACCAGGGAATTTTTGCCCTTTAATCAAAAAAGATTGTGTAGGGATTAAGTGTTCTTGGTACACACAAATGCGAGGAACCAATCCAAATACAGGAGAGCCAGTTGATGAGTGGTCTTGTGCAATTGCTTGGATGCCTGTGATGGCAGTGGAGATTGCACAAAAATCAAATCAAACTGGTGCTGCTGTAGAAAGTTTTAGAAATGAAGTTGTAAAAGGAAATCAACAAAACCAACAACTTTACATTCAATCATTACAGCAAGGAATTATTCCAACGCAAGTAACCCCATTAAATCCACTACTTAATATTTTAGAATCAGGAGAAGAACAATGAGACTTACATATATTAAATCGGATAAAAGTATAGGAATTGATGGTGCATTTTTAACCGTTGATAATTCATCTTTTGATCAGGAAGTTGATGCAATTCAATGGTATGAAACTTATGGCGAAATTGAATTTATTAATCGCCAGCAAAAAAATAATGAATTTTTTGAAGATATTAATTATATTCAACCACTAATTGATTTGTGGAATATAGAAAAAGAAAAACAAGATCAATTAATTGCTGAACAGGAAAAACAGGCACAACAAGATAAATTAAATTTACCAGATATTCAACTTGAAAATCAAAAACTTTTAGATAAAATAAATTCTGATATTTCTACTTAATATGGAAAAGAAATTATACATCTATATTCACATCCCAAAAACAGCAGGAATGTTCATTAAAAATTTGCTTAAAATTCACAATCAAACTTCAAAAATACACGACCCATTTACTGATGTAACTGATTTTTCAATTCCGGTTAAAAATGCTCCTACAATTGAATTTGTTAAAAGGGCATTGCCTGCAGCAAATTCTGATCAAGTTGGATTTTTTGTAATTGTTAGAAATCCATATGATAGAGTTCATAGTTTATGGAAATGGTCCAGACAACACGGACAAGCAAATAATCCAGATTTTCCAGAAGTTCCAGAAACTTTTGAAGAGTTTGTAAAAAAATTTGGAAATGGTGATTATAAAAAATATCATTTTATGCAGTCGCAAGTTAATTATGTAAATGGAGAAGATGAAAGTAATATTAAATTATTTAAATTTGAAAATATGGAATTAGTGAAAGAATTTTTAGTAGAGTGTAATATTGGATGGAGTGATTATCAAATTAATGCCATTCCGGGTCCAAATTATAAAGATGTTTATACACCAGAAATGGTAGAAATTATAAAAACTTATTGTATGGATGAATTTGAAAGATTTGAATATTCTACTGAATTGTGATTAAAATATTCAAAAATTTTATCACATTAGAAGAATGTAAGCAATTATCAAAAATTGCCTTAAATGGTATTGAAGAGGGGTGGATTAATTTGGGAGTTTCACGAGGAAATCATCAATATAAAAAAAGATTAACCAGTAGAATGCATATGGAGGATAAAAAATACCCCGAACTTGTAATTGATATTTCAAATAGAATTCGTGAATTTATGGGAATATCCCATAGACCATTAATTATGGGTCACGGTAGTGAAGGTGTAGTTGTCTCTGTAACTTATCCTGGAGGTGATGTTTACAGCCATCGTGATCCAAAAGCAGAAAATGGTTGGACTACATATCGTTGCAATATAATGTCTCAAACAACAGAAGAAGGTGCAGAATTATATGTGGATGATGAGTTAGTTGATATTAATGCTGGAGATTTACACTGTTATTATGCTTCAGAACAAACTCATTATGTAACTGAAGTGAAAGGAGAAACTCCCAGAATACTTTGGATGTTTGGGGCTCATCGCCCTTATGAAGATTTTATAATGGATCATACCCCTTGACAGGATCCAAAATGTGTGCTAGAATGAAAAGGACCACTGTGTGCCCATAATGCAAATTGACCGTGAGACCCTACAAGAACTTCGTGAGTTGCAAGAAGATATGTCCTCCCATTTTGTGAATAAGAACTTTCCACTTACAGGAGAAACTTATTGGACCTGTGTAGAAACATTTGCACAAGCAAAACTTGCTGAACTTCGTGGGGAATTAGTTTATACCGATTGAGTGATGATTTATTAAGTGTCTAAATAAGACAGAAGAAATATCTGTGCTTATAAAATGCCACTCTCCAGGTTAGAAAATTTCCTAAAGAATGCTGAAGGTAACATTCTTTATGTTAATCCATCAGATTTTGATGCAACTGATAGTTATGAAAATAAGGGTAATAGTTTAGCCCGCCCATTTAAATCTATTCAAAGAGCACTAATAGAGGCAGCAAGATTTTCATATCAGTCAGGAAGAAATAACGATAGAATTGATAGAACAACCGTACTTGTATATCCTGGAACTCATTATATTGATAATCGTCCAGGATTTGCAATTGATACTACCGGAGCACTAAAGCAGAGAACTGGATCTGGTTCTGGAGTTTCTTGGGCAAGTGGTGTTACAATCAATGAACTTGGATCGGCATTTAATACAGATGTACTTGACGCAAATAACGATTTATATAAATTAAACTCGGTAGATGGTGGTGTAATCATTCCTCGTGGTGTATCCATTATTGGTTATGATTTAAGAAAAACTAAAATTCGTCCATTATATGTTCCAGACCCACTAGACGATTATATTAACACTTCTTCTATTTTTAATGTAACTGGTACTTGCTATTTCAGTATCTTTACATTTTTAGATGCAGATACTACAAAATTTTCTTATAAAAATTATAACAACACTACAAATTTCCCAAATTATTCTCACCACAAACTAACTGCATTTGCATATGCTGATGGTGTGAATAATGTAAAGATCAGCAACGTAGATAGTGGATTAACTGATCTGCAGATGTATTACCACAAACTTACTTTAGTTTATGGTAATAGTTCCGGAAGACCAATTATAGATTATCCAGTTGGTCTTGATTTTGAACCAAGTGTAGATGAATATCGTATTGTTGGAAATCTAAACGCAAACAATCTTGGAATCACAAGTATTCGTTCTGGTGATGGTGTAACCCCATCTTCATCTATTACTGTAACCACCAACGCAACTCACGGTCTTTTTGTTGATACTCCAATTTTAATGAAGGGTGTTGGTATTGATACCAGCATTTATAATGGTTCATTTGTCGTAAGTGGTATCGTAGGACTCACCACATTCACCTATACATCATTAGGATCTCCAACAAATCCAGTTCCAGATCCTGTTACTTATCTTCAAGATGCACAAGTTGTTATAGAAGCAGATAGCGTTTCTTCTGCTTCTCCTTATATCTTTAACTGTTCTATAAGATCAGTTTATGGTATGAATGGTATACACGCTGATGGAAGCAAATCCACTGGTTTTAAATCAATGGTTGTGGCACAATTTACTGGGGTGTCACTACAGAAAGATGATAATGCTTTTATTGATTATGATTCAACCAGCAAATCGTTTAAAGATAATAGTCAATCATCAAATTCCCCACTTCACACATATTCTGGTTCCATCTACAAACCATCATACGAAAATAACCACGTAAAAGTATCAAATGGTGGTTTTATTCAGTGCGTATCTATCTTTGCGATTGGTTATGCTAGACAATTCTTAGCTGAAAGTGGTGGCGATATGTCCATTACCAACTCTAATAGTAACTTTGGTGCTGTAGCTCTTGAATCTGTTGGTTTCCGCAAAGAAGCATTTGATCGTGACAATACTGGATACATTACTCATATTATTCCGCCAAGAGAAGTTATTACAAATGAAAATGAAGTTACTTGGTTATCATTAGATATTACAAAAACAATTTCAGCAGCAACAATCTCAAATCTATATCTTTATGGATATAACAGTTTAGATATTGCTCCACCGCATCAAGTTGATAGTTATCGTATTGGAGCAAAACAAAACGAACTGTTAAATCTAACAGTAACTATTGGAACAGCACAAACAACTTATACTGCACCAGTCTTGATGCAGTCTCCTGGTGGTTCAGTATATTCCGCACAGAAAGTATCTACTGTTGGTAGATCTGCTGGTATTAATAGCATTAGTAGTGATATTTTTACACTCACAGGTGCCCACAATTTTTATAATGGAGAAAAAGTAAGAGTATTCAGCGATACTGCTGAAGCACCAAATAATGTAGAATTGAATAAAGTTTATTATATTTCTACAACTGGGTCTTCAAATCAAGTTAAACTTTCACCAACATATAGTGATGCAATTGCTGCAACACCAAGAACTATTAATGGAACCAATAATCTTGGAGGTATTCTTACTATTGTCAGTTCAGTAACTGACAAACAACCAGGAGATTTGGGGCATCCAATTCAATTTGATTCTACGAATTCAAATTGGTATATTATTTGTTCTAATTCCACTCAAGATAATACCATCTATAATGCAATTGTGGGATTGGGCACAACTGGATTAGGATTAGAATCTGGATCTACTTTCGTAAAAAGAAAATTAGATAATCGTTCATTAAATGAAAGAATTTATAAACTTCGTTATGTAATTCCAAAAGAAGCAACAAATGCAAGACCACCAATTGCTGGTTACACTCTTCAAGAAAGTAGCACAACAACAATTGATAGTCCTGGAGTTTTGTCTGGAGATCTTTCTAATTCCATACAACTCAAAAATCCAAAAGTTATTACTGGAGCATCGTATTCTTCAAATGTAATTACCATTACAACTGAACTTCCACACAATTTAAGTTCTGGTGACGGAATTAAGATACAAAATGTATTGAGTTCAAATAATCCAACTGGTTCAGCATCTTCAGTATTTAATGGTTCTTTCGCAATTGCATCAGTTCCAAGTAGCAAAACATTTACTATTTCTGGTATTGCTACTGATCCTGGTTCTTTTGCAAATATCACAAATCAAAGAACCACTTCACAACAAGTTGCAGCACTTCCAACTGTAATTAGAGAAAGATATTACGATACTTATTTCATCTATAGAATTGATGAAATAAAGAAATTTATTCCTGGTTCTTCAACAACAGGACAAGATGGTATCTATCATCTTACAGTAATGTCTTCGGGTGAATCACCAACACTTAAAAATGTTGGATATGGTATTAGTTATAAAAACTACAATCAAGATGTTCGTAATCTTTATCCTCAATTGGATAGAGATAATTATAATGCAGATCCAAAGGCAACTACAACTTACGCAGATATTCAACCACTTGGAAAAGTCACAACGGATGATAAGAGAAATTCAGTTACAAAGGAAGCTCTGGATTTATTTGTAAAAGAAAATACAATTGGTTTTGGTATTACTTATGCTGCTGTAACTGGAACTGCTGTTACTTTCTATACAGATAGAGAACACAACCTGAATGCGATTTCTGCACTTTCATTAACTGCTACTGGTTCTGGTTATGGTTCAACAACTCTTTATTCTGCTGCTTTGGTGGGTGGAACTGGAGCAGGAATTAATGCAACAGTTAAAGTTTCATTGTCTGGTGGAGTTCCAACAGATGTAAGTATTGTAGATGGTGGTAGTGCTTATGGTGTAGGAAATACAATGAGCATTGCGGGCGGAACAACACTCGCAACCGTACAAGTAACTTCTATCAATAATAATGTTGGTGATGCAATTCAAATTGTTGGATTTGCAAGTGAAGGTTATAATGGTTTATTTAAAATTACAGCAATTCCTGGACCAAAACAATTTACAGTCTATAATGCAAATAATGTTGGTGTTTATACATCTAGAACTGATGGCAAGTTGCCTTATGCTGCAATTACGGCAGAAGGTTCCACAATTTCAACTTTAAACTTTACAAATATTAGGACTGGAATTGCAACAGTTACTACATCTACATCTCACGGATTGCTTGTTGGTAATAAATTTACAATTGTTGGTACAGGAAAGGCAATCTATGATAGTTCATTTGTAGTTAAGAATGTAGTTGGTCTTACTACATTTACATTTAATGTTGGTGTCGTAACTGCAACTCAACCGTATGTGAGTGGTGGTACAGTCTTAAAACAAGGTATTGGAGTAAATGCTCTTCCAATTGGAGATGGGGAGAGCAATCTTGGTGGTCGTGCATCTTACATTTATGGTGGAATTTCTGTAACACTTGGAAGTTCTTTATCTCCTTCTGCAACTACAATTAATCTCTCAAGTCCAAATGGATTCAAAAAGGGCGATTTCATCCAAATTAATTCAGAAATTCTTCGTATCTTAAATGATACTTGCACATCTGTAATTCGCGGACAATTTGGTACAATTTCAGCAGCAGCAGATAGCGGAACCCTTGTTAAGAAAATTCGTATCATTCCAATTCAATTCCATCGTCCATCATATCTTCGTGCTTCTGGGCACACATTTGAATATGTTGGATACGGTCCTGGCAACTATTCAACTGGTCTTCCACAAAAGCAAACTAAAATTCTAAGTTCCGATGAAGTAATTGTTTCCCAAGCAAAAGAACAAGATGGGGGAACAATCGTTTATTCTGGTATGAATGATTTGGGTGAGTTTTATTCTGGTTCAAAGAAATTAACTTCCATCACTGGAGAAGAAGAACTCTTTGATGCTCCAATATTTACTTATACTGGGGATGATGCGAATACAGATTTAACCAAGAGATTGAGTGGATATTATGATGATATTGTAGTAAAAGAAAGAATTACGGTTGAAGGCGGCGAAAATAATAACCAAACTTCACAATTCTATGGTCCTGTAAATTTCACACAGAAAATTACAAATACATCAGATAATGGAATTGAAACTAAAAACTTATATGTTAAAGGAACTTCTTCTCAATCAAAACTAATTACAGTTGGAATTTCTACTCCAACTTCTGCAGTAATTTCTGGTGCTCGTTCTGGTGATATTTCTCTAATTTCCAGTCCAGTATCTGGTGGATATGTAGGTCACGTTTATGCTGATAGTGACTGGAAGAGATTTGGAATGATTAGTGTTGAGAAGGACTTGGATGTTCTTCGTTTAGATAGACTTGGAATTGGTCAAACAAACGCAACATTCCCATTCACAAATGAATTGGAAGTAAATGGAACTGCAAGATTCAAAAATCTTTATGTAACTGAATCAGTAACATTTGTTACACCTCAAACATTTAGTAGTGTTGCTTTTGAAGGAATCACAATTTATAATGGTGCAGTTTTCCCAGGAACAAATTCAGTTGGGGCAATCACAACTGCTTATACACAGAAACATACACAAGGCATTTCGCAACTTTATAATTTAGAAGTTACTGGTACTGGTGTTACTTTCTCTAATACTGCAAATATTAACGTTGGTAGTTCTTTCAATTCAACATATGCTGGTGTTTCTACATTTGCTGGAAAATTAAATGTAAGTTCTTCTACTATTAGTGCTCTTGCTGGTACTGCTGTAACTTATACTAGTGGTAACATCACTACATTGACTGGCACTTATGCTTATCAAAATGTTGGCATAATTACAGCACTTGCTGGTACTGCTGTGACTTATACTAGTGGCAATATCACTACATTAAGTGGTACTTATGCTTATCAAAATGTAGGAATTATTACAGCACTTGCTGGTACTGCTGTTACTTATACAAATGCTACAATTACCAATTTAAATAATACTGGAATTAGTACAGTTAGTACTTCTGGTATTGATTTTAAAGGAACTTCTGGATTTACTAAATTAGTAGCATCATCAACTGCAAGTGGAACTCTCACATTACCAGCAGCAACAGATACACTAGTTGGCAAAAATACTTCTGATGCCTTAACTAATAAAACAATTGCTGCTGGTTCAAATACTATTACTGGATTGACAAATACCAATCTTTCTGGTTCTGCTGCAATTTCAAATGCAAATCTAGCAAATAGCACGATTTCTGGTGTTGCTCTTGGAAGTAACCTTGGGGATTTGACTCTCAATACCCATTTAAGTTATACAAGTGGTTCCACTTATAATGGAAGTATAGCAAGAGTACTTAATGTTGATGCAAAATCAACTTGGACTCTTGGTGACAATAGCGCAAGTATTGTTTCTAGAGATGTAAATGGTGATTTTGCTGCCCGTGATATTACAAGTAGAATTATTACTTCAAATATTGCAACAGGAACTGCACCATTTGTAGTGTCTTCCACTACACAAGTTAGCAATTTAAATGCTTCTTCTCTGCAAAGTTATCAGCCCGTAAGTACAAACACAGCAAGCAGTATTGTGCTTCGTGATGGTTCTGGTAACTTTAGTGCTGGTACAATTAGTGCTACCAATTTAAATGGAACTCTTCAGTATAGTGTTTCTACTGGAACTTACTTGTCTGGATCATTTAATAACTCTGCATCTGCAACTATTACAATAAATGCTACAAGTGCAAATACTGCATCTACAGTAGTTGCTCGTGATGCTTCAGGTAACTTTAGTGCTGGAACTATTACTGCAACTTTAACTGGTACGGCAAGTGCTCTTGTAACTGGAAATAATTATCAAGTTAATTCCTTCGGTGTTGGAACTGCTGCTTCGGGTACTGCTGGTGAAATTCGTGCAACAAATGATATTACCGCATTCTATTCTGATTTGAGACTGAAAGAAAATATCAGTCCAATTGCAAATGCTCTTAATAAAGTATGTTCTCTTCGTGGAGTTACATATAATGCAAATGATGTTGCTGCTTCTTTTGGTTATACAAGAGAAGAACAAGTTGGTGTCATCGCACAAGAAGTAGAAAAAGTACTTCCACAAGTTGTGAAAGCAGCACCATTTGATATTGATGTGGATGATGACGGAAATGAATATTCCAGAAGTGGTAAAAATTACAAGACTGTTAAATATGAAAAAATTGTACCACTTCTAATTGAAGCAATCAAAGAACTTTCGGAAAAAGTAAGGAGGTTAGAAAATGACCCTACCAAGTAGTGGTGCTATTAGTTTCTCACAAATTAGAAGTGAATTTGGTTCTGTTGGAAATGATGGATTGTCAAGTTATGGTGCATTAGATTCTGGAATTCCAGCAAGTGGTGCAACTATAAAATTTTCTAATTTTTATAATAAAATATTAAACGCAACAAGAACGGTGAGTACAAATCAAACTAATTATAATGCTAGAACTGATTTTCAAAATGCAACAATTGTTGGAGGAAAGAAAACAACAGCAACTGTTTATAGTTCAAATCAAACAGTCAAATATTATTTAACTGTAGATAGTGGTATTGTGATAGGGGCTTCAGATACAGCAAATACCGCTTTTGTTACTGGAAATTGGCCTGGCGGATCTTATTTTCAATTAAATAATGTTGGTTATATTGTTGGCGCAGGCGGAGCTGGTGCTGGTGATGCTGGTGGTGCTGGTGGTGCTGGCGGCAATGCATTAAATGCATTTTATAATTTAGCAATAAACAATACTGGAACAATTGCTGGCGGAGGCGGTGGTGGTGGTGCTGGATCTGATGGATATGCAAACGGTTGTCAACAAACTGGTTGTTGCCAACAAGAATGTTATACTGCTACTGCTGTTCACGGCGGTGGAGGTGGTGGTGCTGGTTTTCCTGCCGGTACAGGTGGGTATAATGCAGGAAGTTCTGGTTCTTTAACTGCTGGTGGTGCTGGTGGTGGTGGATACTGTAGCTCAAATGGAAATCAAACTGCTTGTTCTACTTCTGGTGGATCTGGTGGTGCTTTAGGTGCCGTGGGTAGTGGTAGTGCTGGATCTGGTGGTGCAGCAGGAAACTATATAGTTGGTAACTCATATGTAACTTGGTTAGCATATGGTAGTATAGCAGGAGGGGCATCATAATGCCAACGGTTAAAATTGTAAGTATAGATGAAACTAGTAACAGTATTATAGCAAAAATATGGGATTCGTCTTTAAATAAAAATATAGATGACTATCCCGCAATTGCTGTGGATTTGTCTCGTATAGATCTTGATGGTGATGTTACAAGTCAATTGGTAAATCTTCTTTTGGGGCAATTAAATTATCAAAAAAGTCTTGAGATTAATATTGAAGATCATCATTACAAAAAACTTGAATCTATGATTGGATTAGAATTATCCCCAACTAAAGATGAGGGATTAGATATTTTAATTGATCCAACTAATCCAAATAGTCAGGAACAACTTAAAGAAAATTGGTAATTAATTATGAAAGTTTTTAGAGATAGAGACAATAGACTCATTTTGACATATTGGGAAATGAATAAAAATGAAGAATTTTATACCTGTGATTTATCTACTATTCCAAAAGGAGAAGATGGAAAAATAGAAGATTATGGATGCACTTTTACCACTAGTGGCAAATTTACATATCAAGAATCTGGAAGTGATGTTATAGAAACTTCAATAACTGGGGAAGCAAATAATAGAAGACCACAAAAATCAGTTAAGATGATAATGCTTGAAGATAATACTAAATTTTGCTATTGTTTGGGTTTTGATGCATTGTTGACCACAAATACTTGCTCCGGTCAAGGAGATATGATGAATTCATCAGCAAGAAAATTAATTGGTGAAAGTATTTTTGTTTCTTCTGGAATATTTTTAGATATTCAGGATACAGAAAAAGATTTTTATATTACAAATCCACTTTTAAACTCAGAACCAAATACTATATCATACAAAAAAGAAAATTCAAATGATTTTATTAATTTGGAATTTGGTAAATATTTAAAAATTATATCCGGAGAAACTATCACATTAAAATCAACACTTGACATTCACATTCCAAAAGTGTATTATTAATAGGTACTAAATAATCCCGTAGTTATTCTATATCACGTATGAAACCACAAGAAATGCTTGAAAATTTGACTAAACAAGCAGAAGAACTTCGCCAAGATATTCTTCAAACCGAACAATCATTTATTCAAAAAAAAGAACAATTTATTCGTCTTCAAGGAGCCATTGAAGCACTAAATCTTGTCCTTCAAGAAGAAGCGCCAACAGAAGTCGTAGCAGCAGAATAAAAACCTACTTTAAAATTTAATACTAAATAAAAGAGGGATATATATCCCTCTTTTTTGGTAAATACCGAAATCTATAAATGAGCACACCGATTAGGATAAAAAGATCCTCTGTGCCTGGAAAACTTCCGGGTCTTGCGGATATACAACTAGGAGAATTAGGTCTTAATACTTATGATGCTGAACTTTATACCAGACGAGAAAGAACTGGTATAGGAACAGACATCATAAGATTGGGTGCTGGATCCACTGTTACTAATATTTTATATGTCACAAGAGACGGAAGCGACACAAACACAGGAAGAAGACTTGGAGACGCAAAAGCAACCATCGCAGGAGCAGTTGCAGTTGCAACAACAAGCACAGTTATTAGGGTTGCTCCTGGATCTTATGTAGAAAATAATCCAATCACTTTACCAAATCAAGTAAGTATTGTTGGAGATAGTTTAAGGGAAGTATCAATTTCTTTGCAAAATCAAGGAGACTTATTTTATGTTGGAAATGGAAATTATATTTCCAATATGTCCTTTGTGGGCGCAGCAAATACTGGTGCCATCTTTGCATTTAATCCAACTGCTCCAAGATACATCAATCAATCACCTTATATTCAAAACTGTACAAACTTTATTCCCAATAGTATTGGAATGAGAATTGATGGTAGGCATTCTATTGGACCTACAAAATCTATGGTTCTTGATAGCTATACTCAATATAATCAAGGTGGTATTGGGGTTTCAATTACCAATGAAGGTTATGCTCAATTAGTATCACTCTTTACAATTTGCAATGACGTAGCAGTATATTGCGGAAGTGGTGGTGCCTGCGATTTAACTAACTCAAATTCATCATTTGGAAATTATGGATTGGTTGGTGATGGCGTAGGACCAAGCAAATATACTGGTGTAGTCACTTCTTATGCAAGTGCAAATAGTGATACATTTGTATTAAATTTAACTACTCCCACATTAAATGTATCAAATGCGGTTTATACAAATACGACTGGCGTAACAACCATTACAACTTCATCTCCACACAACTTTAATGTTGGAATGGGTGTTTCAATATCTGGTCTTCAATTTACTTGTACTGGTATTGGCGGAACTGTAATATATCCAAGTGGTGATAAAGGATATATTTTTGAAATTGCAAGTACTACAAGTTCTACTTCATTTTCAATTAATGTTGGAGTTTCTACAACACCTAATCAAGTTTATGTTTCGGGCGGAACAGTTAAAAATAATATAGTTCGTCCATATGATGGACAAGCAGTTTATTTGGATGGTCTTTTCTACACCTTAAATCGTGTTGTAGTAGGTTCTGGTGGAACTGGTTATACAACCACACCAACAGTCACTATCAGTCCTCCAAGTACTTCCTGGGGCGTTCAGGCACAGGCAGTTGCAGTAATTAGTAATGGAAGTATAACTGGATTTGAAATTATATCTAATGGTCGTGGTTACATCTCAATTCCAGCGGTTCAAATTAGTGCTCCAAATGTTGGAATAAATACTGCTATAGCATCCATTGAATTATTACCAACTTATTATACAATTAAGAGTTCAACACCAATTTCTGCTGGAATTTGTACTATTACTTTGAATGATAATGTTCCTTATGCTGTTGGTGTTGGTTCAACTGTTCTATTTTTCAAACAAAGTAGAGTACTAGCATCTGGTCATTCATTTGAATATATTGGATCTGGAGTTACTATTTCAACTGCTCTTCCTTCTACTGGTGGAGTTCCAATACAAGACAATGAAACTGATGCTCGCAATGGTGGTCTGGTAGTTTTTACATCCACCGACCAATCAGGTAATTTTAGAATTGGTGATGGTGTTGCGATTAATCAACAATCAGGAACTATTTCTGGTAGATTTTATTCAAAGAGTTTATTTTCAACAATGACACCATTCATTCTAGCACTCGGAGGAGAATAAAAAAATGGCATTAGCACTTAACGTATTTAAGACAATTACCAAAGTTGCCACTACAAATGCGGTGGGAATTTATACAGCACCAGTTGGATATACTGCAGTAGTTCTTCTTGCACAGGCAACAAATATTGGCAATAATACACAAACAGTTTCTTTTTCCCACCAAAGATCAACTGCAGGAATCGCAGTCACAACGGAAATTGTAAAGTCATTTCCAATTTCCGCAAATGACACTGCAAATTTACTTTCGGGCAAACTGGTATTGGAATCTAGCGATATTCTTGTTTTTTCTGCAAGTAATGCAACTGATATTAAATTTCTTGGTAGTATCTTAGAAACACTCAATTAATACTCAAAAATGACCAAATTCCTAAGCGGCAGACAAAAAAATCTAAAGATTGGTATAACTTCTTATAGTGAAAATACACAAGTATTACAAGTTATTGGTCGTGTAGGAATTGGTTCAACAGTTTTTAGTGCTGATTATGATTTAGATGTTCGTGGCACTTCAAGATTTTCTGGCAATGTAACTCTTGGTGCAAATTTATATCCAGACACTGATGGGTTGTATGATGTAGGTAGAGCACCTCAAATTGGATTTGGAGCAAATCGTTGGAGAGATGCCAATTTTTATGGTAAAGGTACATTTGATGGTGGTGTAGACGCACACGATCTTGAACTTGGGGTGAGTTCTGCGAATTTAATTTATAGTACATCAGGAAATCTGGAACTAAATTCGCAAAGTGGAACGACAAATATTGATGATAATGTAACAATTTCTGGTAATATTGGAATAGGAACGGTAAATCCAAAAGCAAAACTTCATTCTTATGGATACCCTACTGTGGGTGTGGGTTCAACAGAAATTTTTGGATTTCCAGTCAATACTTTAATAGAAGTTGGAAATGGTAATTCTTGGTCAATTGCATTTAGGAGATCTGATTTAGGACCAAAATATGATGTAGCAGAATATATTGATAATGATGGAACATTTTATTTTTCATCTGGTATAGCATCAGATACTTATTATAATAATCTTGGGATCTCTACAAATAATTTTAAAGTTTTTACTAATAACTCTGTTTCTTTTACAGTTGATAGTAATGCAAATAGTTTGGTTTATAATAAACTTCTTGTAGGAACTACAACATTAACAGAAACAGCAAATCAAAATCTCCAAGTTACTGGTGGTGCTTATGTTTCTGGTAATACTGGTATAGGAACCACAAATCCAACATCAAAACTTACAGTAACTGGTGATGTAAAAGTTTCTGGAGTTGTTACTGCAACTACATTCATCGGCGCATTAACTGGTATTGCTGCTTCTGCAACTCAATTAGTTACTCCAAGAACAATTTCACTTTCTGGTGACGTTGTAGCATCCCCAGTATTCTTTGATGGTACTGGGAATGTATCATTAGCAGCGACCATTCAACCCAATAGTGTTGGTTTGGGAACTGATACAACTGGTGATTATGTTCAGTCAATATCTGGAACTTCAAATCAGATTAGTGTAAGTGCAACTTCTGGAGAAGGTTCAACACCATCATTAAGTATTCCAAGTCAATTTACTGCACCACAAGACGTAACAGTTACAAGAGACCTCCAAATCAATCGCAATTTGAATGTTACTGGAAACATTACGATTGGTGGAACAACTGCATTCATTAATGTTCAGCAATTACAAGTTTCTGACCCAGATATTGTTTTGGGATTTAGAACTGATGCATTTGGTAATGATGTTTCTAATGACACAACTGCAAATCATGGTGGCATTGCAATTGCATCAACCGAGGGTAGTCCATTAATTCAACTTTATAATCCTGGTATTGGTGAATCTACAGTTGCCACATACAAGAAAATTATGTGGTTCAAGTCTGGTAGTTTCACTGGACTTGGAACAGATGCTTGGTTAATTAACTATGCTGTTGGTATTGGTTCTACTCAATTTCCAACAGGCACTCGTCTTGCTGCTGGTTCAGTTCAATTCACACAAAATGATTTAGCAGTTGTAAGAAATATTAATGCAAGTGGTGTTGGTACGATTCCAACTCTATCAGGAACTACAGTAACTTATGCAACTGGTAATTTCACTACTGGTTATATCAATACTGGTATTGTTACGACTTTAACAAGCACCAACGCAACTTTAACAAATATCAGTTCTTCTGGTATAAGCACTCTTGGTATTACATCAGCAACAAACTTAACAGCACAGCAACTGAATGTTTCTGGTATTTCCACATTCAATAATACACTTAATGTAGTTCCAATCTCAACTGGTATTGCTGGTCTCTTCTCTGGAACCACATCAGGTGATATGGTTCGTATTACTCAACTTGGTTCTGGTAATGCTCTTGTTGTTGAAGATTCTGCAAACCCCGATGCAACTCCTTTTGTTGTTAGTGCTTCTGGTCAGGTGGGTATAGGAACCACAAATCCAACATCAGCACTTACAGTTGTTGGTAATGTTTTAGTTTCTGGTGTCTCTACTCTTGGTATCACCACCGCCACAAACTTAACAGCACAACAACTTAATGTTTCTGGCATAACAACAGTTGGTTTCTTAACAGCAACTAATATATCCGTTTCTGGTATTGTAACTTCTAACGCATATTATATTGGAACAACCCAAGTCATTAGTTCCGCAAGACAATTACAAAATATTGCTTCTCTTGATGCTACAACAACAGCAACAATTGAAACTGCTATTCAACAGGCACCTAATGACTTCACAAGTTTAAATATCTCTGGCATATCAACACTTCGATCTACGACTTTAATTGGTGGTGGAACTTCTACAGGAACTGTAGGACAAGTTCTTCAAGTTGCTGGTATTAACTCAAGTGTTTATATTGGTGGTAATATTGGTATTGGAACCACAAATCCAACATCTAAACTTCACGTAGTTGGTGATGTATTAATTGTTGGTATCACAACATTAGGTATCACATCAGCAACAAACTTAACCGCACAACAGTTAAATGTTTCCGGTATCAGTACTTTAGGTATTACAAGTACCACAAACTTAACATCTCAACAACTTAATGTTTCTGGTATAACAACATTAGGTATAATAACAGCAGGTAATATTTATTCTACAGGAGTTATTACAGCAACTTCATTTAGTGGTAATGCTTCTAGTGCTACTTATGCAACTAATGCTGGTATAGCAACTTATGCAACTAATGCTGGAGTAAGCACTTATGCAACTATTGCTGGTTATTCTACTTCATCTGGTATTGCAACTTATGCTACTAATGCTGGAGTAAGCACTTATGCTACTAATGCTGGAGTAAGCACTTATGCAACTATTGCTGGTTATTCTACTTCATCTGGTATTGCAACTTATGCTACTAATGCTGGTATAGCAACTTATGCAACTAATGCTGGAGTAAGCACTTATGCAACTATTGCTGGTTATTCTACTTCATCTGGTATTGCAACTTATGCTACTAATGCTGGTATAGCAACTTATGC